GTGTTAAATGCCAAAATAGTTCGTATGGTACACCAACACTTAATGCGTTTGGCAACCATATATCATATACTATTTCTCTGTAACTTTTGATTTCGTTGTTGTTGTAGATTTCTTCTTGTGATCCTGAGGAACTTTCTTCTGTTTCTTCTCCTCCCCTAGACCGATTAGAGTAAAAAAACCATCATCTGTCATAACTTCAATCAAAATACCAATAACACCAAAGAATGAACCAGTTTCATCTTCTTTATGCTCAATCAAATACTGTTTAAGTAATCTCTTGGCATCTTTAATATCTAATACTGTTCCGTCACCATCTTCTCCATGATGTTCAATTAACGAGCCATAAAACATATTTAAAGAAAGACTAGGAACATTTGCCATACTATTAAACAATTCCTTTAATCTCTCATTATTTTCTTTTCTATTATTTGTTTCTTTGGCAGCATTCTGTGCATTGTCATACACTTGCATAATATCTAATGTACTCTCAACACAATCTTTATATAATGATGCCTCAATCGAATATTCTAATGTGTAATCTTTTCCACCAATGTTTAATGTTTGCATATTAAGTTCCTCCCTAAAAAAAGGGTGAGCAGAAAACTACCCACCCATAAACATTTAATCTTCTGCAGGTTCTTCTTCATCCAAACTGAGTGCAGAAATTTCATCAGCTTGGGTTATGAGTTTGGGTTTAGAGCAGCAGTTGGCTCACTCGCAGTAATAGGGTCAGGTAAATCTACCAATGTATTAGTAATTGTATACTGTAATACATTACCTACTGCGTACTCAGGTGCAGGCAATGAGCCTGGTTCTACAATGTAAACAGACATTTTTGCCTTAGATGGATGATAAGCACAGAACCACATACACTTACCAGTATCTCTGCCTTCATAAGCAGTCAACATCTCAGCCCACTGAGCATCAAATGTATCTGTATCATTGAATACAGTTTCTAACTCTCCACCAGTGTCCTCATGTCCTGCTACATATTTCTTTCTCTTTGAATTTAATGGTGTTGCATCTAACTTATCCTGAGTAACACTAACACCACCAATAGAAATACATTCCTCAATCTCTTTGAATGATGAAGGTGCAGTAGTTAAAGTACCTAAACCCCAACCAAACACAACTCCAATTGTACTTAATGCTTGTTCAGCCATTTTGAATACCTCCTAGTTTTTAACATAAAAAAAAGACGATATAAAATCGTCTAGTTAATAGTTCTATAATTTGTCACCGAAACAAATATCTCTTGAAACTCTAAACACATAAGTATATGTATCAGTTCCATTTGAGTTATCTATAGGAAACATTGTTACATCAAAACTGAATTTATTAACTAAAATATCAATCAATCCATAACAAATATCTTCGGCAACTGAATAGTTTTGTGTTTTATTAGATGTGACTTGAACCTCTACATCACATTGAAACCCATTTATTTTATTTCCTTTAAGACTTCTTGCTAATGTTGTGCCTTGTAGGAATTTAATGTAAACAGTTGGAAATTTAGTGGTATTAGATGCGTTTTCTCTTGTGAAATCAATACTTGGAAATTCTCCCTTGTATTTCTTTTCACCATAATATTTAATTTTGGTAAATAATGTACTCTTAATCTCTCTAATCCACATATTTATTTCTCCCTAAATGCTTGTCTTACAATTTTTACTGTTTCTTGTGCTAGTTGCAATGATGTTTCATACATAAATGGTCTACTAGGCATTCCTTCTGTAAAATATACATTTCCGTCACTACCTTTATAAAACCATCCATAAATACCATTTTTAGCATTTGCAACTATTTGATTTCCTGATATATATTGCCAATCTATTCCAGTTAATGGATATGGATATGGACTATCATTTCCTACATAACCAGTACCAAATTCAACAAATGCTGCGTGTTCACTATCTGCTTTAACAACAAATGTAGCACCATGAACATCCATACTCATAAGTTGTTCACGCATACTAGCCATTAAATCACCAGTAAATAATGCTTTATAACTAACTAACTTAACGCAGGCAACATCAACACCACGTTCTGCTAGTCTTTGTGCAATTATTCTTGTTTTTTCATCAACTCTAGTTTGATAATCTTTAACCTGACGGATCAATTTCTCAATTCCACTACTTGTTAAACTCGCACTATATCTAGGCATAATCAATCACCCTCACTTGAGTTCCTTTGTAATAGGAATAAATCTTCATACAATCCTTCTGTCATTAAACCTTTGCAAGTATAATCTGCACTTGATGATTTTGGGATTTTGTTTGTTTCATCTTCCCATTCAATATCGTTTTCTCTCCAAACTAAAGCACCAACCTTTAGTGGCAAATATCCTTTTGCAACACTAATTTGACTATAAATAGCACTTTGGTCAACACCCCATGAACGCATTTGCAATTCATTTAACTGGCTAGAAATTACAGATTTGAATGGTAAAGGCTCAGAATAATGTGGTTTATCTATACCTTTTGAAACTGGAATACTAATGATTTCTCCATCTTCTTCAACTTCTGTATAGATAATGTTACCATCTTTATCTGTTTCATATATTTCGGTTTCATTTACAAACAACGAATAATACATCTGTTGTTTATTCTTACTCAACATCCTCATTATCATCTTCCTCTTGGTCAAGTTTGTCCTTTGCCGACAATAAAGCCTTAACGATCCATTTAGGCATAATAGCAGAATCACAAGCATAAAGGTTCTCACAAACTGAAATTGCCTCATTTAGGCATATATAAAAACACATAATTAAACCAAATGGTGTTTTAAATGGAATTTCTATAGCAACCTGAGAACACATATATGGAATCATATAATCTAAGAAAAAACCAAAGAATAAGCATACAAGTAATGCAATCTTTTTAAAGAAACCGATTGTACCACTTTTGCTATTAACATTTCCGTTAATATGTGCCTTGATTATTCCAGTGACAACATCAAATAGAATTGCTACTATAACCAATACAATCATAATTCCGTACTGGTCAGTAAATGTTGCTACAACTCCAAGTAAAGCACTTATAAGCCACTTAAACTTTTCCATGACAATTACCCTCTCTCTTATTGATAATCCGTACTCCCACCTATCTACGGATAACCCTTGCGACTACCATACACATATTGTGGGGAGGACATACAATAGCCACGCGCTTCCTTACTTATGTCTATAAAACATCAACAAATGGTGTAACATTTGCTAATATACTCTCCCTTTTGACATAATTCCTAGAGATACCATTCTCTGTGTGTGTAGTTTGTCCTTCTGCACCCAGTTGGTTATAATCATACCTAGCCAAATTAAGAATACATGAATAGAATTTCTCTAAATCACTCTCAATTTGTGAATTATCATAGTTTGTAGCACCATAATTTCTAGTAAGTTTAACCTCACGAATAGCATTTTTGACTTTATTAGCAAGGACATTAGCCTTGAAATCAGGTTCGTCTTGCAACTCAATTGTCAATTCATCTATAATCTCTTGCTTAATGTCCATAACTTAACTACTCCTTGTTCTTGCGAGGTCTACCACCTTTTTTCTTAGGTTGTGTTTCCTCTGTATTATCTTCAACAACTTTTACAGTTTCTTCTACTGTCTTTTCTTCCTTTACAACTGGTGTATCGGTAGGGATTTCCATCCCTACCTTGTAATAAACACCATTGTATTTTGTCAAACACTTAGCAACCATAAATTAGTATGCCTTGATTTGGTATGTTTCGTTCATTCTCTCAAATGAAGGAAGAACGATTTCAGATACAGTAGTCTTTGTCTGTACTGGGTCTTCACTAATTGTTACACTAACTGCTACACCAGTATTTACAACTGATACATCAGCAGCAGGATTAGCAATACCAGTTCTCTCCTCAGGTGTAATACCATACCATGTAGAACCTAATGCACCATTAGGAACTAAAGTAGCATATCCATCAGGGAAGAAATTAGTAGTAACTCCTGCCTCTGTCTTATACTTCTTAGAGTAAACAACGATTGTTACACCTAACTCAGTAACGAAAATCTCTTTAACTCTTGCATCTGTAACGATTACATTAGCAGTTGTATTCTGTGCAAGAATGTACTGACGAACTTTTGCGTTCTGCTTTAAGTAGTTCATTGTCTGCTTAGAGATAATCATAATCTCAGGTCTTGAACCACTCTCCGCCTCTGCTGCATCTAAAGCAGTCATAACATCATTCATAGGGTCTGAATTAGTTGTATCTGACCACTTGTCTGTGCTTGTCAACTCCATAAAGTTATTTGCTACATATGAACCATTTGGATCATAATTGTATGCGTATGTCGCACCATTAGCAGCAATTGAAATGCTAGGACCTGCACTTGATGTACAAGATGAAAGTAATTGCATTCTCATTCTCTCAGGAACTACATCAGCAGCATCAACAAGTGTATTAGCATCATCATAAAGACGATTGATAACATCTTGTGCAAATGGGTCTGCACTATCCTGAACTCTCATAATATCTTGCTCGTCTTGTTCCTTAACAAGCATACTCTCTTTAAAGTAAGCCATCTCTGTTTCAGAAATCTCAATACCTGCTCTAGAACGAATTGTAGATACAGTATCGAATGCACTTGGTGAAAGTGAAACTGGCAATCCTTTACTTGTCTTAACCCATTTTAAATCTAATCCTGCTTTCTTCTTTGCAGGGAATAAACCTTCACCTAAATAGGCAATTTTATTACTAGCAGCCTCTTGATGAACAACTGCGATTGCTTTTGAATTATAAGCATCTGTCATTTTCATAGCCTAAATACCTCCTAAAATTATTCAAATACAATGTTTGGTAAAGCAGCTTTAACTGTGTCAGTAATAACACTAGAACCACTAACCTTTGGACAATTAGCAACATTAACAACTGCAAATGCCTTAATAAGTGAACCATTTGGGTTGTCCTTTGAAACATCATTCAAAAGAATACCTGCTGCATCACTAGCACCCTCACTATCTGTTGCAACTTCTCCGTCTGCATTGATTGGTGTACCTGCTTTAACAATGTCTACATCTGTAAATACAGAACTTGCAATTGTGATTGGTACAAATAACTCTCCACCTAATTTTCTTTTAAGAATTTCAGGTGTCATTGAAACTGAATTGTTATCAAATTTCATTTTTCTTACCTCCTAAAAATTATAAATATGCTGAAATAATATTATTTGATGCTTTTGCTGCATCTCCAAAAGACTTACCGACAGTTTCTGCAATTTCTTCTGCCTGAGTCTTTGTAGGCTTTTCATCAACAACACCACTTGGGTTTGGTGTGTCTTTAAGTGCTTGTTTTTCAAAATTAGAAACTGCACTCTTTTCTCTATCCGAGATAATTTGACCTAAAGATTCGACATTAAGTGAACCATCTTCATTGAATAAAGACTTTGACGAATCACCAATAATTCCAATTTTTGCAAGTTGGTTTTCCATTTCCATAGACGCAATTTTTGAATCTTTCATCTTTCCGTCATTAACTAATTTCTCAACTTGTTTCTGTAACTTTTCTAAGTCCGTCATATTCTTTTCATTCAATTCGTCTAACTGTGCCTGCAACTCTTTTACCTTTTCAGAATCATCTTTGTTCTTATCTGCTTTAGCCTTAATATCTGAGTTGTACTGGTTCAATAAACTTGTGATTTGTTCCTCTGTTGCATCAGGGAATAACTTCATTACATCTGCTCTTGTCATAATTACCTCCTAAACGCACTCTTTGATTACGCAGGTCGAATCTGCCACGTTTCTTCCATTTATCGCATGGATGCTGATTTAAAAATTTATAAAATAAAAGAACTAGCCAAATGACCAGTTCTGTTATTCTTAACTATATAAGCAAACACATCTGCAATTTATTATCTCTTTATCATCTGCGTGATGTGATGTATCTTTTGGATAAAGCATTTTCGATCCTCCAACATCAAATGTTGATAGAATAGGAATTGTGTGTTCATCTATTTTTTTATGTGTATGTCTAACTCTTTTATCTTTCATAGTTAGCCAAGTCTTTTGTGTAAGTCCTTTTTTCAAAGCATCATACAATTGTTTGTAATTAGCAATTGCATTTGCCTCATTTTCTGCAATAAACATTGCTCTATCTAAACTTAAATAATAAGCATAATCTGTTTCATCAATTTCTTCATCTTCTGTTTCTTGTGTATTCTCTAATGTTGTATCAATAATTTCATCAACAATACTGGAAACATATGAATTGATATATGCCAGTGTTCCTTCTGTTGCATTCATATAATCATTTGCAACACCTAAATACATATCGTATGTTGTGTTATACAAATCATCTTTATCTTCAAATTCGTTTAATTCAATCAACGAAAATAGATATACAAAAGCAATCTCTATTTTCTTTGCAAGTTCAATTCTTTTTTCCTTTTCTTCATCCGATAATTCCATTTCACCAAAGTATTTCTCATATGGAATACTTCTTTTCCATTTCTTATCAGAACTATTTAATTCATCAAATTGTTGTGTCATTGTTTACACCTTCTTCAACAATTGTTGTTGGATAAAGAATATCCATTCTTGCTTTAGATACAGTAGATACATATTCAGGATCACTAAACAAATCAACTGTCTTAATAGCAACTTTGTATTCAACACCTGCATCAAGCAACATCTTTAATGATTCTGCTTTAGTCATAAGGTTGTTAGCCTTATTGTGATTTATATGAATTTCAATGTCACTTGGCAATAATGAAAAACCTTTTGAAATTCTCAAACGATTTAACACAATTCTAAGCATCATTGTTTCTGACTTTTTAATGATTGGCTCATTTATAGATGTACGCAACTGGTTATCAAAATGTCCATTTCTAAGCATTACTGCACTTCCAGTATCACCACTTGCATTACTTTGTCTATTCGATAAACCTTGAATACTTAAAAATCTTTCGAATAAATCATTAAATACAACTTGTCCTTCGCTTTGTGATAACTCTGTTGTCATTACGTCAACATCAGCTTTGTTATCTGAACCATTGTTAGACTTAACAACTAAAGCACCCTCTGCTCTCATTTCTTTGTATTTATCTTTATCAATTTCGCAATTAACAAACTTAACCCAAGAACTAACAAATTGCTCTACACCATTTATTCTATCTGAACTTAATGTATTGATTGCATCTGTAATTCCTATTGTAATTTCAATATCCGATAATCTTCTTGAGTTGTTTGGATATTCAATAACTGGAATTGCACCATTACCATTGATGCTAGATTCAATTATTTCACCTTTACGGACTAAATAAGCCATTTTATTTGTGTAAAGGTAATAAATATCATTTCCTTTGCTATCTTGTCTTATTTGGCACGAAAACGCAGGTTTTTCATTAGTGTAGTAAACTATAAATGTGTATTTTGGATTTTCAGATAATAACTCAAACTCACTTTCATCTAAAAGACTTCCGTTTCCTCTGTCATTACCGATAAATCTGTAAGCAGTACCACAAATACTTCTCCATCTACAAATGTCAATATCACATTCCTGCTTATACTCACTATCCATAATCTTAGATAACTCTGTAATCTCAGCAGACTTGTTATCATCAGTTCCTCTAAGAACATACTGGATAGGCTCTGCTACAATATCAGCAGTTTTTCTTTCAACCAGTTCATAAGCAAGGTTAATAGGAATTTTGTTATTTACTTCAGGTCTATTTGCTTTCTGTCTGTATAATACTGGTTGGTCACCACGATAATATCTATCAAGATAATCAATCTCTAAAGCATTTTGAGTATGAATTGCTAATGCGTGATTTAATTCGTTGATAATATTATCACTTGTTATTTCTGCAACTTTTGTATAAATAACTTGTCTACCAAAATTGCAATTGCAAATTGCAGTAAATGGTCTAATATTTTTCCCAAAATACTTCATCAGTAAAACCTCTTTCCACTACTATCTTTTCTCTCAGGCACTTTTTTAAGTGTGCATACATTTTCTTTTGGATGATAAATCACAAGTAAATTACAAACATTGCATTTACAACTCAAATTTGTTGTTCCTTTATCGTCATATACCATTACTATTTTTTCACATTTTGGACACTTAATTCCTTTACTCATAATTTACTCCAAACAAAAAAGCACACAAACCTTTGGCTCATGTGCTACTATTTCGATTTTAACGTAACATAATATATATTTACTCGCAATATAACATTGTGTAACATTTTTATACATTTGTAACTTATTTCGAAGAAATGTACAAATTTCCGTATTTTTTCTCAAATTCTTCCAGTGCATTATCAAATATTCTTGATATTTGCATTCTTGAATATCCTATCTCTTTTCCAATTTGTGAGAATGAAGAACCTTTAACAAAATAATTGAACAATACATGATACATATTATTATCTTCTATGCTCTCTATTTGGCTTATAATTTGATTTTTCTTTTCAAGTTGTATAAATACTAGGTTATCAATTTCTTTTTCCTTATCAACGATTTTAGCAACTGTATCTGCCATTCTTTCTTGTCTACCACTCGTCTGCACTCTCTCTGTTTCGTTTGATACAACTATGTTACAAGCCATTGTCTTTAACTGGTATATTTCAGTTAATTTGTTTTGGATCAATTTATTCAATCTATCAACTTGCGATAAATACTGTTTAGT